CAGCACTGCCTGTCGCCTGAACGCCTGCATCGTCGCAGCGAACATGTTGGGATTGTTGGCGTCGGTAACGATGCCCATCAGGATTAGGTTGGTGAGAACCTGTCCGATAGGTACCGTATCGCCTACGCCTAGCTGAATGACTTCAGCCTGCGGTGAGGGGATGACTGGCGCTGACATTTACTGTGTCCCTTCGGTTTCGATGTGATCCACATAGTTGACTTTGGCGTGTCCTACTGTCCACGGCTTTAGTTCCTCTACCTCATCAGGCTTGGGGGTCTCCACGACACGCCAGAATGGTGCGTCAATCATGTTCTGATGCAAGCGTTTTGCCGTCTGTCCCATTTCAGCGATGTGTGGCATAGCCGTCTTGAGGTCTTTTTGAAACTTGGCGAGCGCCGCTCGCTGCTCGTTGTTGAGCTTGCCAATGTTGTTGGGACTCATCCGAATATCAACCCTTCACCGAGGAACGCGCCGAACATAGTATATAGCCCCTGCACTGCCCGCATGACCCTGGCTTGCGGGTCTGCTTTGTCTTTGTCGTCGCCAATTGTCAAGGTAGCCAACATTCCTGACTTGCGATCAACCTTGCGCTTGTCGCCATAGATTTGATCCACATACAACACGCCATCAAACTCGAATGCGTTGCGGTCACCTAGCTCGGTGTCCTCATCCAGTGTCCATGGATAACCGTTGCGCACAATAGCTTTGAAGCCATGGTAGGCACGGGTTTTCCACAAAGCTGTTCGCAGAGTGAGGAATCCGCTCATTGTGTACGCAGTGGACGAGCCACGCTCGAAATACTCCTGGAAACTCAAATCGCCATTCCACAAGGCGCGCAAGGGATCTGTGTAGCGCTCCCAGGCAAAGAGCGTATTATCTAGCTGGCCTTGGTAAAGGGCGTCGAGGCCAGGTGTCGCCGGGAATTGCCACGCTGTGTTAACGAACGTACCGATGGCAACGTTAATCATGTCGGAAAGCTGTGCCAGACCCCACTTTATGGCAAAGGTCTGCAACTCGTTGACAAGTGTGGGCGAACGACCGCCTGTCATAACGGTTCTCGGTGAACCCTTGTGCAGTGTATGCGTTGCGCCGACAAGTCCGGTGAACTGTCCCTCGCGCCAAATCACCTTTGGCACAGGCGATGCCACGCCTAGCAGAGATTCGAATATCGGGAAGTTGTCACCATTGCTTTCGAAAACTGGCTCACCGTCAAGAGATAGGCCAGTGTTGGCGTCAATCAGTGTGGTAGACAACAGATCATCGAGGCTGACACCGATGACATCGAGCAGGCCGTCAAAAGCCGAGCCGGTCGGACCCGTATGCCCCGACTTATCTTCTATACGGAACACAACGCAATTGCGTTGCGGCGCAATGGAACCCGACAACTGAGTCAATTGACTCAGTCCAAGCAACCCGGTCAGTTCCTCGTACGGATTCCACTTGTCGCCAACGAGGTAGGTGTAGGCGCGCAACATGCAGCCAGCGTCTTTGAGCATATCGCCTGTGGCACTGTGCCAATCGGTCCACGTCGCGCCCAGCACGGTCCAACTGCTTTGATCCACAACAGGATTGACGAATGCAACCTGTATCGGCCATTCCAGCGGATTGACTTGGAACAACGAATCCGCTGACAGCGGGTCGAGCCAGCTTGCCGGGTTGAACACGTTGGTGATGAACGACAGGCCAGGCACGAAAAGCCTTGCGAGGTTTACGAACATCGACATAAAAAGTACGGTACGAATGGGACCGGGCATGATCCACATTTTTGGCAGCTGGACCTCTGGCGGCAGGAACGGAGATGCCGCGAATAGCAAGCGCTTTGAGTGCTCGCGATTCGAAATGGCAAGCATCTCAACAGTACTCGTGCCGTCATCGTGGCGCTGAATGTTGACCGTGTGAATCTTTCCGCCCCAACGCTTTCGAGCGTCGGTCGGGTCGAGCGGATTCTTGTCGATGATAAGATGCAAGTCCTCTTCGACCCGCGTCAAGTTAACGATGTAATCGACAAGCCAATTGTCGTAGCGCACAACGTATCTCGCCGTGCCGCTGTCCATCATCAACTCTTCGAACTCGGCACTCATCTCGCCGGTCAGTTCACCGACGAGCCATAAGTTCTTGTCTGCCAAGCGGAACAGTGGGCGCTGATTGGCGCTCTGCTGCATCACCGTGCGCTTGTTGCGCATGTAGTTGAAAGCCCCTGCGGGGTTTGACTTTCCATCAGGACAGCCGTTGGCACCCTCTGGCGCGAACATGGGTTGACCCAACGGGTTGTTCCACAGGTTCGTGAACTTAATGGGCATCACCGCGCCCAAGTTGTCAATTGGGTTGAGCGGGAAGCCAAGTAGCTGTTCCTGTACGACCATCAGCGAGACCTCTTATAACGCTGCGTAAGTCGAGCAACGATCTGCGCCTCAGGGTTGTTAGCCTTAACGTGCAAGTGCGCCACCGTCTGTGGAGGTATCTGATACATGAAGCGTATGTACTGGCGCAGCCACAGCGCTTCGCCCGACAGCGCGCTGGTTGGTGTCAGCAGGAAGTTCGCGAGACCCGTTGCGCGCAACAGTTTGTAGAACTCGTTGTCGTGCGGATCATGTTCTGACACAAGGGTTTTCTCGGTCGGATCGGTACTGACCGTGATCTGCCCGTCGCTGGCGAATATCTGCTCGATGGTCTGCGTGCGCTCCATGATATTGTCCTGCAGCACAACGCTTCCCGCACAATCGGTGAGCAGATACTCCACGTAGCTGCCGATGTCCCCCAGATTCGGAATGGCAAGTGTCCCATGGTAATAGCCGTCTTTGTCGGGTGCGCCCGCCTTACGCGCCAACCACGGCTCAGTCATCAACGCCGGAGTGCTGTAGTACGGAATTGGGGACAGCCAGTTGATATCCCAGATGGCCTGATTGTTGTCATACATCACCGGATCGTTACGCTGTGTGGTATCAACGGTTCTCGCGGGCCACACCCGAATCCAACGCCATCCGCTATAGCGCGTGAACACGCCAAACCATCCACCCTTGACCTCGTCTTGCCCTGCCCAGAAACGGTCTTCACACGCACGGTAGGTGATGTTATTCATGCCGGGAGCACCGATGAACACACGCAAATTGATCTTGCGCGCAAGGTAATTCACTCGCTCGATAGTAGAACCGAACTGGTATGCGCTCTCGGTGGTGACCTGCTCGAAAAACAGATGATGCTCGCCCTGAATGTTCTGATGCAGCCGCACACCCTCACGACCAGCAAATGGCCCGTTCAAGTGAAACACGTTGCCGCTGTTGTCAATATAAACCATAACGGTTTCCATTGCCTGCAACGGATACGGCACGTCTTCGATGTGCTCGTATGTTTCGAGCACTTCCGGTCGCAGATAGTCAGCCGAGGGAATGTTGAGATACGGCTGCGACGGTATCGGAATCGCCTGTGTCACTGCGGAAGTCCTCCTGTCATGCCATGCAAAGTAGAGTTCTGCGAATTGCGTTGTTCCTGAACAGGTCCGAGTATCGCGCTCGGATTAACGTTGGGAGACACGTTGATTGGCATGTAGTCACCCTGAATGACGTTGCCTGCCGGTCCTGGCAGCGGTCCTGTCGGTGGACCGAACGGACCCGCAGGTTGTGATCCTGCAACAACATTCGGCCCAGCACTGATGCTGGCTTTGGGCAGGTTGATACCCAACGAGCCAGCCAGACCGCCGAACAAACCGCCGCCGCCACCGCCCTGGTCTGCGTCCCATCCCGGTATCGGGTTGAACCCGGTCATACCTGTGTGGCCCTTGCCGATTTCGTCGGCCCATGCGTTGGCTGTGCCCATGGCCCAATTGATGCCTCCCGTAAGGAGTTTCACCGCTCCCCACTCCCACGGTGGCTTATCGAACAGGTCACCGAACCCTAGCGATTCACCGATGCCGCCAAGCAAGTTCTGGCCCAGGGTTTGAAACTCGCTCTCTCCCGGCACCTTTCGGTTCTTGGCCTGCTCGGCTTTCGGGTTTTTGTAATAGTCCTCAAGCTGCTTACGCTTGGCCTGCCCGATCTCGCCCTCTTGGTCAGCGGACTCGCGAGTCTGTGTTTCCAAGTCGTGGGTCGCCTGGTCTAGCTGGTCTTGCAGCGACTTTCGTTTCTCATCTCGGGCTTTGGCGTCGGCTGCCGCCTTTGCCGGGTCTTCTGGAAGTGGTTGGCCTGTAAGCAATCCCGTTTTGCCGCTCGGGTCGAGTCCGACAGTGTCATCGACGTGGGCGAGTTGATCCTTCAAATCGTCTATGCGCTTTTGAGTTTGGCCCACCCGATAGTCGAGGTCAGTCTTGCGCTGCTGTGCATCTCGCACCGCTTTATCGTTACGATAGATTTCGTCGGCGGTCTCACCGCCGTATGCGCCGCCGCCGCCGTATTGCCCTGCCAGACCCGGCATTCCAGGTGTGCTGCTGCCCCCTGGCACCGATCCTGGCGCGTAAACGCCCGTGCTGCCTGGTAATCCAGCCGAAAGAGATTCTGTGCCGGGAGAGAGGTCTTGCATCGGAGATGTTGCCAGCGCCGCGATGTGAACGTGGTTCTTGTGCCCCGGCAGCCATGGGCCGTAAACCTGTTGCGGGTCAACCGCTTTGCCGTCCTTTATGAGTTGTGTCATGCGTGGGTCGTTGAAGATGATTTCAGCCAGTTCGCTACCGTAGTGCTCAAACATGTACATAGCGAACGCGAGCATATGGTCTGTGTCGCCTGCGAAGTCACCGGCTGCGCCGCTGTCGTGCCAGCCCGTCCCAACGTCGTGTGTGCCGTGCCCCGATTTGCCCGCAGTCAGTTGCAGGCCAAAGCCTTTCGCGATCTGGTCGATGAAATGTATCTGGGGGTTTGTGCCCTCCACGTCATCGACGGTGCCGCCACCCTGAAAACCGCTGGCGTTTATCATCTTTAGCAGTGTGCGGAATCGCGACGCCGAATTCTTGTTGATAACCTCTTCGCCGGGTTCAGTCCAAATAGGTTGAGTGTCACGGGAATTGGGAGCCATGAGACTAAATCCACCCGGCTCGATAGTGCCGCCTGTGGCGTATGATCCTTCGCCGTTCTTGTGATTGTAGTACTGCGCCCACGCTGCGCTCGGTGTC